AACGCCGAAGTCGCTTGCGTTCGACGCAATGACCGAAGAGGACTTCGACGCATTCTTCACCGGCATCGCGCAGCACATTGTCGACACGTACTGGCCAACACTGACGGCCGAAGAGGTGGAACAGATGGCAAATCTCGTGGGGATGGCCGCATGAGCGAGGAGGCGCGCGAACGCGACGAGATCTCGCAAAGATTCAGCGGCAAGAAGGATGTGCGAGAATCCGACGAGATACCACTTCAACAGGATTCTCAGCATGGCCAAAGTAAAACCAAAGAACGCTGAATACTCGCCGCCAGTGGAGCGAGGAAAACCGGATCTTACAAATGCCCGTAAGAAGCGGGGTGGTGCGCAGCCAGGATCGGGAAGGCCGGCGTTCGTTCCCACGGACGTGGAGCGCAAGTTGGTAGAAGCGCTAGCGGGATACGGCGTTCCTCATCGCATGATCGCGAGACTGGTGCGGCATGGGATCAATGTGGAAACGCTCGAAAAGCACTTCGGTGATGAACTCGCTGTCGGCAAGGCCAAGGCGTGCTCGGGAAAGTCGGTGAAGACGTTGTACGAGAAGGCGATCAGCGGCGATACCGCGTGCATGATCTTCTGGACGAAAACCCAGATGGGATGGTCCGAGCGCCAGACCATCGACCACACCTCCACCGACGGCAGCATGAGTCCTAAGAGCGCAGTCGACTGGGCGAAGCTGCCAGACGAGTACTGGAGAAATCATTGCCGCGAGACGTGCCGAGGATCAGTGACGACGACATGCGAGAGATCGAGCGCCTCTATGCAAGGAGGTCGCTCGCAAACTTCGCGAGGGGAGCGTGGCGCATCATTGAGCCGGCCACACCGCTGAAATGGGGCTGGGCGCCGGAGGCGATCTGTGATCATCTGGAGGCAGTGTCCAGCGGCCAGATCAAGCGCCTGCTCATTATGGTGCCCCCTGGCACCATGAAATCAACTCTGACTTCCGTCGTGTGGCCGGCGTGGCAATGGGGACCGAAAGGGCTACCGTCGATGCGCATGATCAGCACATCGCACAAGCAGGATCTGGCAGTGCGAGACAGCACAAAATGCCGGCGCTTGATCGAGTCGCGCTGGTATCAAGAGTTGTGGCCGATCAAGCTCACAAGCGACCAGAATCAGAAAACCAAGTTCGAGAACGATCAGACCGGATTCCGCGAGGCTGCGGCGTTCGGCTCGCTCACGGGTTCCCGATGCGACCGGCTCATCATTGACGATCCGCATTCCGTCGATGACGCGAACAGCCGAGTCAAGCTCACGGCTGACGTGGTGACATTTCGTGAGGCAGTCCCGACGCGCCTCAACAATGACGAGTCCGCAATCATCATCATCATGCAGCGCCTTGCCGTAGGCGACATTGCAGACGTGGCGAGAGAACTCGGGTATGACTGCCTGCAGATCCCGATGCGCTACGAAGCGACCCGCAGCAAGTGGGCAGTCGGCAAAGGCGACCCCCGCACACGGGATGGCGAGCTGATGTTTCCTGAGAGATTCTCGGAAACAGCGGTCAGGGAATTGGAGAAAGCGCTCGGATCGCACGCGGCGGCGGCACAGCTTCAACAGCGCCCGAACCCGCGAGGCGGTCGCGTCATCAAGAGCGAGTGGTTCCCGATCTACTCTGTTCTCCCTCCGCTACAGTTTCGCGTGGTCTATGCCGACACGGCCCAGAAAACCGCAGAACGCAACGACTATTCCGTTTTCGAATGCTGGGGGAAAGGCGCGGATGGACGCATCTACCTGATCGATATGATCCGTGGGAAATGGGAAGCGCCAGAGCTTGAGCGCCGGGCCATCGCGTTCTGGCGCAAACACGTTGCGCTCGCTCAGGACGGCATCGGCGCGCTGCGCAAGATGAAGGTCGAGGACAAAGCATCCGGCACCGGGCTGATCCAGAGCCTCAAATCGCAAGCGCACATACCGATTGTCGGGATCGAGCGCACCAAGGACAAATACACGCGGGTGCTCGACGTGCTCGGGCAGATCGAGGCCGGCCGCGTAGTGCTGCCGAAGGACGCGCCGTTCCTGAGCGACCTGCTGACAGAATGCGAGTCGTTCTCGGCGGACGACACGCATCCGCACGACGATCAGATCGACCCGATGATCGATGCGATCAATGATATGCTCCCGGCACGTGATCCGATGAGCATATGGAGGGCTGTCGCGTGACACCGGCGGAAGAAGCGGGAATCGAAATCCAGGCACAGGTACTGCAACGCAGGCTCGCCGAGTTTCGCGGGCTGCCGTTCAATCGGGAAATCTGGCGCAGGCTTGAAGCGGTCTTGCGAGCGCATCGTCTCGAATGCAAGCGCCGTCACGGCATCGACTTCCCGGAGCTTACGGCGCTGGCAGTCCCGCGCGTCGGTCTGCTCTACTGCGTCCGTGCTGACCTAGATCCGCACAGCATCGCTATCGCGCTGCGCAACATCGTTGTCGCGATGCCGGACGTGACTCCGCATGAGCTTTCGCAAGCTCTCTCGTGGGCCTTTCCTCACTGCGTGTCATTGCTGCGTGACCCGATTCTCTCCGATGATCTCAGCTCCGTGCTGCGCGCTGGACCGCGAGGCATCCACTGATGGACAAAAACAAAGGCGTGTCCCGCGCAGCAGGACGAGCGCAAGACGAAGAGAATGCCTTCCGCAAGACGTTGCCGACGACTGACAGTTTTCAGAACTTCGCGGCCAAGCTCGGCCTCGGAACCGACAACGTCACCTCGCAGTCGACCTATGGATTCAACCCGATCACGCGCAACCGTGTGCTGCTGGACTGGATTCATCGCGGCACCTGGCTGGGCGGACTCGCAATCAACATCCCTGCCGACGACATGCTGCGCGCTGGCATCGAGATCACCGAGGGACTGCCCGCGCAGGATGCGTCCAAACTCTGCGGACACTGACTCAGGTCGGCGCGTGGGATCAACTGAACTCAGCGCTTTGCTGGGATCGCTTGTACGGCGGAGCGATCTCGGTGCTGCTCATCGACGGCCAGGACATGCGGCAGCCGCTGCGGCTGGACTCAATCGGCAAGGGGCAATTCCACGGGCTGTTCACGCTGGATCGCTGGCAGGTGGAACCGACCCTGAGTGACGTGGTAACCGACTTCGGACCGGATCTCGGCATGCCTAAGTTCTACCGCGTCATCGACGACGCAAACGTCTTGCGCGGGAAAATCGTGCATCACTCTCGGTGCTTCCGCTTCGACGGCGTGCGCATCCCGTACTGGCAGAGGCTCACCGAAAACATGTGGAGCATTTCGGTGCTGGAGCGGCTGTACGATCGCCTGGTCAGTTTCGACAGCGCCACAACCGGAGCGTCGCAACTCGTGTACAAGGCTCACCTGCGCACGCTCAAGATCGAGGGGCTGCGCGAGATCATTGCAATCGGTGGCGCCGCGCTTGATGGCCTCTCTGCGCAGATGCGCTTCACCGCGCAATATCAGACCAACGAAGGCATGACGCTGCTCGACTCGACGGACACCTACAGCGAAGGCGGCGCGGCTGGATCATTCAGCGGCCTGTCTGAAATCCTGCAGCAGTTCGGCCAGCAGCTTTCCGGCGCGCTGCAAATCCCGATGGTGCGCCTGTTCGGGCAGTCTCCGACCGGCATGTCTGCCACCGGAGAATCCGACATGCGCGTCTACAACGACGGCATCAACCAGCAGCAGGAAAGCAAGCTGAGGCGTCCGATCTCGACGCTGCTGCAAGTTGCCTCCCGTTCGGTGCTCGGCGAACCGTGGAGCAATGATGTACAGTTCGACTTCCGCTCACTGTACGAGTTGAATGACAGCGAAAAGGGAGAAATCGCAAGCAAAGTCAGCGGCGCCGTCAACGAGGTGTATCAAGACGGCGTCATCGACCGCGCAACTGCTCTCAAGGAACTGCGCTCACTCAGCCGGCGCACCGGAATTTTCAGCAGCATCACCATCGATCAGATCGAGGAAGCCGAAGCGGAACCCGATCTGCCGAACGAACTTGACCTTCCGTCTGTTGGCGCCCCTCCTTCGCCAACGGACGTGAAACCGGGCGCGGCTCCGTCGCCCGAAGGTGCCGCACTGGCATCAAAGCTGAGTCCTGGACCCCATCCCCCATCACAGGACGCAGCAACGGGCACTTCTCCTCAGCGCGGCGCCGATCTGCTGGCGCTGCGCCGGTTCGGTGGCCTGGCAATCGAGATCGAAACTCCGGCTGGCAGCATGCGCTCCGGAACCGACGCGAACGGCCGCGCGTGGACAGTGCGCATGCCCGTGGATTACGGCTTCATTCGCGCGTCGCGCGGTGCAGATGACGAGGGCATCGACTGCTATCTCGGCCCGGACATGCGAGCCAAGAAAGTCTGGATTGTCGACCAGCGCGACCCGAGCGGGGCGTTCGACGAACACAAGGTGCTGTTCGGATTTCCCGACAAGGGTGCTGCGCTCGCGGCCTACCGCGCGTCGTTCGAGCCTGGCGTTGCCGATCAGGTGCTCGGGCACGTAACCGAGGCATCGATGGCATATTTCATGGCGTGGCTGCGCGATGGCGACAAGCGCAAGCCGATGAGCAAGTTCTTCCGGAGCGCAAAATGAAGGTCTACCACTTGGGAAATGTTCGCCTATCGATCGACGGCGAGTGGGAAGAGAGCAAGCATCCGCGCAAGCGCGACGGCAAGTTCGGGACCGGCGGCGTGACCGAGAAGATGCGCCGCAGTCCAAAGGCAGGGCAGCCGCAGACGCAACAGAAAGCGTCAACCGCGACCGCTCGCCCTGCGTCCGCTCCCAAAGAAGCGGCGGGCGCCCCTGAAAGCAAGGTGCGCATTTCGCCGACCGTCAAGCGCGCATTCAACGGAGCGCCCGTCGACACAAAGACGAAATTGACGAAGCAGGAAACCGGCGCGATCGGGGAAGGTGTCGTCGTCGCGTGGATGCGCAAACAGGGCATCCCGGACTCGCACCCGCTGAATCTCAAAACCAACAACTTCCCCGTCGACCTGATCGGTGACCATCAACTCGTCGAGGTCAAGAGCGGCCTCGTCTCGAACGGCACGAGCGCGCAGAAGTGGCGCGCGACCATCGGGCAGCCGGGGAAGAAAGAAACCGAGTGGCTGAAAACGCTGTCGCCAGAAGCGAAAGCAGAATGGAACCAGCAGAAGTCTCAGGCGATCATGGATCGCAAGAACGCGGTCCTGAAAGCGTACAGCAAGAATCTCGGGCAGAAGGTCAAGGGCCGCACGATCACCGTGATTATCAACCCAGACACGAAAACCGCCGACCTGTATGCGTTCGACGGCTTTCATCATTCGATCCGCTGGAATAGCGAACAGGCCAAGAACGGCTACGTGGGGAGTTACAGCTATGCGTGAAGATCAAGTGCCAAAGGATGTCGCAGACGAGTTCGTCGGCGAGACCAATGCATACCTTGAATCGCTGAGCCGAGAGATCGCGCAGCATCTGGGCATCAAGCCCGTGTCGCCGCGCGAGATCGACAGCGCAGGCACGTCCGCCTCGCCCGGCTGAAGATGGCGTCGCCTGGCGAACGCGGACAGCGTCGCAGGACGCGCCTGAGATTCGGGCGTGCCAAGCGCGCCGAGGCGACATTCGCGCGCCGTCTGATTGCAGCTGCCCGCTACGTCGGCGAGATCGTCGATGCGTTCGCGCCGGGCGGGAACCTCGGGCCGAACCTGCAAATGCTCATGGATGCGCTCGACCGTTACTCAGTCAGCCTGCTCCCCTGGGCGACTGCGGTGTCGCGCCGCATGATCGAGGAAGTCGCCGTAAAGGACGAGTTCGCGTGGCACGAGCGCGGCAAGGAAATGGGCCGCGCGCTCAAGCGCGAAATTGCCGAAGCTCCAACCGGCATCATCATGCGAGAGCTGATGGCCGAGCAGGTCGCGCTGATCCAGTCGCTCCCGCAGCAGGCGGCACAGCGCGTCCACAATCTCGCGATGGAAGGCATCACCGAAGGGCGCCGCGCTGATGAACTGGCGCGTGAGATCGCGGCAAGTGGCCATGTCACTGTGTCGCGCGCGAAGATGATTGCACGCACCGAGACCAGCCGAACCGCGACCAATCTCATGCAGGCGCGCGCGCTGCACGTCGGGTCGGAAGCGTATATCTGGCGCACAGCCGAGGATTCCGACGTGCGCCCGTCGCACAAGGCGATGAACGGGAAAGTCGTGCTCTGGAGCCAGCCGCCGACGCTCGACAACCTGACCGGCCACGCTGGCGCGCTCCCGAACTGCCGTTGCTATCCCGAGCCGATCTTGCCAGAGGACGTCGATTGAAAGAGCACATCGAAATTGCCGTGCTCGCCAGTGGCCCGAGCATGAACAGGGGGATCGCAGAACGCGCGCTCACCTGGAGATCGAAAGCGCGCGAGCGCAGGATCATGGTGGTGAATGAGACATGGCGTCTCTGCCCGACGGCCGACTATGCCTATGCCGGGGACTACGGCTGGTTCGCACACCGCTACGCCGACGCGCGCCGCGAGTTTCAGGGACAATTCTGGAGCGGCGGAGACTATGTGTGCCTGCGCTATCCAGAGGTCCGCTATGTCCATCGCGTGTCTGGACTGGGGATCCCGTCGGACGTGTCGATCTGCACAGGTTCAGCGAAAGGCTACGGGAACAGCGGCTTCCAGGCTGTCTGTCTCGCCGCGACCGTACTCCGCGCGCGGGAGATTCATATCGCCGGATTCGACTGCGGATATCGCGGTCTCGCGCGGCATTGGCACGAAGATTACATCAATCCCCTGACCAACGCGCCGGACACGTCCGAATGGCGCAGTTCGCTGTCATCTCTTGCAATCGCCTGCAAACTGCGCGGGATAAAGGTCCACGATGGTTGCGATTTTGAGATCGCCGGAGAATAATCCCGCAATGCTGAAACCGGATTTGTGATGCGAGCCTTCGTCCGCTACCTGAAAAACACTGATCGATCGTCGTTCTACACGACCGAGAAGCTGAGCGGGACGCGCGAGAAAACGCCGGAAGGCTTCCTCTTGCTTCGCAACGTTCCGCTCGCGCGAACCGGAGAACTATCTCTACGGACCCGGTGAGACTCCTGTCCCGATCGGGCCTGACGGCATCGTCCGCATCATCCGCGAGCCGGGAGAAGTGTTCAGGCCCG